GGTGTACCATGAGCAAATTGTATATGTCCATTTGCAGGATGGTGGTCTTTATAGTCTTCTTCCCATTCTTTTTCAATACCGTCAGGCAAAGCTAAATATCCTACACAAGACATACGAGACCCTGTATGTATATGAAGTGGATTATATTCATTTTCAAACTGACGCACAAACCAACCTGATATAACTTGTATACCATAGTTGTTATTTTCTGTGTCTAATGACTTAACACCAAAAGAATTTCTATGTTCTGCATAAGAATGAAATCTACCTATGAAGTGAGAAACTTCTTCTAACCATAAAGATTCTATCTCTGTAGTAAATCTTAATTCTTGTTTTACTTTACCAACGAGATTATCTGACCAATCATCTAGCTCCATCTTCATAAGAGTATTCATCTTTTTAACAAAGCTAGGTGACAGTTTCTTATATCCCATTATAGGACCAAAGGGTGTTATATACTCCTCATCCTTTTTGGGTACATAAAATTTTGCATGGTGCGTCATTTCTGCTCCTTTTTAGGTTCTTCTTTTGTTTTAGGTCTCTCTATAAGTTGAACTAAAACATTAAGCTTACCATTAGCAGATTCTAATACAGATAATTCCTTATCAATAGATTCAACTATGGTGGGATGATCCCCTACTCCAACAGGATTATTCATCATAACCTCTATATTAGCTATATGACCGTTTATTTCTCCTAATAGCTTAGTCTTCAATGCTCCTATTATCATGTCTTTCATTTACTTCTCCTTTTTGGCTTTAAGTGTAATAACTCTCGTATGTGTAATTTTCTACCTTTAAAAAACACTATTAAGTTAATCATAGTATTGATGGTAATGGCGATTAATAGCCACCATTGCCACCATAATAATTCACCACTTTCTAACATTAACTAGCCTGTATGTCAACCATTTCACACGCATCAGCAGTACATGCAAGTTCTCTACCACCACTAGTTGTATCCTCTTTTTCATATTCTGCTAATTTAGACCAATCAATAGATTTAGGCATGATTTGTTGTAATTCCAAATACTCCTCTCTTTCTATATCTTGATATGGTGCTTGTGCATATGTATGGTCGCTAAAAGGTAGAAATGATATACCTGACACTTCATCAAAGTTTTTATAAACCCATGCACCAACATCCATCCATTCGTCTTCTTTAACAGACACAGTAACAGATGGTTTATGTTCACACCAATGTCTTTGAAACATAAGCCAATACTCTAACTGCTCTATAGCTGACATCTGTGTTCTAGTTACAGCACCTGTAGGTGACTTCATAGGAAAGCTAAACACAGTTGTGCTATCAGGCTTCATAACGCATGGTTCACTAGGTATGTTATTATCTTTCATAAACTGTGTAAGTGGGTCTTTGTTATCGCCACGTACAGTCCTAATATAATAATCACTATGTCTTGCATGTATTCCTGATGCACTGTCAACTAATTGACTAACTGTGCCACTAGGTTTTACACAAGTAATAGCAGTTGATTGTGGTATACCTAAATCTTTAGCAATCTTTTTGTTAGTTTCTACTGCAACATCCCTTAATATCTGTAACACCTCTTCTGTCCATATATCTGTATCTAAGATACCTGTTAGGGAAACTCCTAACAATCTTTCTTCTTCTGTATTATCTTTCCATACCTTACGCAAGTATTTAAAATCAGTTAATGTAGATTGAAATGTACCTAATATAGTAGCCATGCGTACTTTATCTTTTAGAGATTGTAAATCATCCGTTTCACGTGCAACAACTTCTGTAAGATTACAGAACTGATAAGGTCTAAGTATAATCTCGCTACATGGATTACAACCAAACTCGTGGTCAATATCACGTCTGCCATTCTCTGATGCTTTTACTTTGGCAGCTTGTCTATTAAATATACCTCGTTCTCCTGACTTGGATTCATATAATGATGTCCACTCTCGCATGAACGTACCCATCTCAGGCTTACCTTTGAATGCTACAGAGTTGTTAGCTAATGCTCTTTGACCCTCATTCTCCCACCATTGACCCGACTTGGCATGACGCATTTGGTCATCACCTAAGTTAGATAAAGAGATGAGAGCAGAACGTCTGACACCACCAACAACTACAACTTCTCCTATCTTACACATTATATCGTGACACTCTATTGGAAACAATCTTCTGCCTTTTGCTGCTTTAAATTTTTGTATGCAAAAGTGAAATAATTCAACTAAGGGTGCAGGTCCTGATGCTCTACCACCAAATGTCTTTAGCCTTGCACCTGCAGGTCTTACTTGTGACACATCCCATTTAGGAACTTGTCCTACATATAACATAGCAATAAGTTCTCTTAATGCTTTTGCCCATCCGGGTCTGCTATCTGCAACAGTAATGATAGTAGTGCTATCTTCAAAGTGTTCATTGACAATAGGTAATTTGTCTATGTTCTCACGTTCAACAGAGAAACCAACACCAGTGCCACACATAAGAATATACATACACTCATCAAAACTACGTGGACTATCTACAGGTATGTAGCTACAGTTATAACCACCTACATGACATCTGTCTAATGCAGGACCTGATGTCATCAAAGCTCTCATACTAGGCATAACACCGAGAGACATTATTTGATCTGTAATTTTTTCTTTTAGAGCTTTTGTTATATTATAACTATATTTAGTATTTAAATGCTTACTCATGTAATCCATATACCTATCTACGGTTTCGCTCCAATTCTCTCTTCTTTGTTTGTCATCTTTCCATCTTGCATAGCGAGAGAGTGCTATGAAGTTTTGGTAGTCTGTGGGTAAATAATTTTTTAACATCTATGTCTCCTCTGTTACTGTTTTTATTGTTTTTATTTTTAAACCATCTACTTCATGCACCATATCAATAAAGTAGTCTTCTATTTCTTGTCCAACCATACCATCTGAGGGAATAGGATATTCCTCTTCATCAACAGTTAATGATAAGATCATTTTAACTCTTACCATTATAAACCTCAATTAATTTCTTTAGATACCATTCTGCTTTTTTGAGGTCTTCAACACCATTTTTGTATCTATATCTCCATATGTATTTAATTATGTTACCTTGCAAGTAATAATCAAATCCGGGTGTTAGCATAGCCTCTATTGCATCAATAGTTTCAATGCCTGCCTTATTGTAGTGTGCAGGATGATTTACCATATCCTGTTCTTCTTTATTTTTGCCTGATAGATATTTCACTGTTTGCTCCTTTGATTTTTCTTCTACTTCTTTAAGTTTCTTTTTCATATACTCCAAGTGTCTCATTACTTTTTGTCCTTGTTAAAATCCAATCTTATTATGTTTCCTTCTGTGTGTACTTTAGGTTTAGATTTTTCTTTTACAAACTCTTCTGCCTCATTTATAAAACTTTCTAATCTAGCTGTTAAGTTAGGATCTTGTTCCATTAGAGCTACAGTAGATGCAACTAATTGAGATAGATGTAATAAACTTTCTTTGCTTTCTTTATCAAGACTACTGTGTTCAGAGGCTATGATATTAACTTCTAATTCTCCAGTCCAATAGCTTTTATCACATTTAGGATTTAGTTCTATAAAACATGAGTTTGGGTTTCTTCTGTCTAACATAAATTATCTCCTTATCTTTGTACCTGAAAATTTAATAAAGTTCAAGTGTTTATTTTTACCTTTTTCTTTTAGCCAATCTTCGGGTATAATTCTGTCATAATATCTAAAATCATGTTTTATACACCATTCTGCATAGCTAGTTTTTGCTCCTTTACTAAGTTTACTTCTACTGTTTGTGAATACAAATCTTATATCTAATTTTGGATGTTGTTTTTTTATACACAAATGTTTTTTTCTATCTGACGCTAAGAATCTACCTTTAGTCTCTATTATTATGCCATTGTTAAGAATAAAGTCAGGGGTATAGGTGCGATAGGTTAAATCTTCCCACTCTATCTTAATAGCTTCATAATCAAATTTATGCTTTAACTTTTTAAGATAAAGTGAGATAGCGTGTTCTAATCCACTTCTATACCCATGCTTTATAGCATCTCTTCTAACTCTATGAGGAGACATTATCAACAAAATCTATATAAGAAACAATCTTAGGTGTCTGTGCCTTTGACATAACGGCAGGTTTATCAGTTAGATTCCAACAATCATATCTGTAATCACAAAACTTGCAGTTAGTGTTTAGCACTTTATTACCTGTACGTTTACCTCTAAAAGTTTCTTCTTCAGGCTCAAAACACCTTTCAAATTTATTGTTACTTATAGTAGTAACTGTATCCTCAATCTTAGCTATCTCTTCTTTTAAATTTAACCCTTCTGCTGGTATGTACTTAAAATGACCATTAGCTTTATTGATTACCCACCAACCACTAACTTTTTTGTTAGCTGCTTTTGCATAACCTGCTAGTTGACCAACATACCCAAAACCATCTCCATCTTTGACAGTTTCAAATGATTCAAATTTATTTCTATAAGACCAATCAGATGCTGACTTAACATCATCAACTGCTCCATCAATAACTAAGTCATAAGAACCTGACACCTCTGCATCTTTACATTTAAGTGTAACAGTATCAGACTCTTCATATTTTACTTTGGCAGCTTTTAATATACCCTTGAAAACTGCCTCAACTATATCTCCTAACATCATGTTCATCATAAAGTTATTTGATCTAGGTAAAGCAGTTTCAGGTTTATTCTTTTCATACCAAAGTTGACAAGTAGGTCTGCCGACATTTGACATACGTAGGGTAAAGTCTTTTCTCTTAACCTTACCACCAAACTGACGTTGCAATGCATCTTTTATGTCATCGGCTACTTGGTTAATAATCTCATCTGACATAGTAGATTTACCATTGACTGCATCAGTCATGTATTGGTGCAACTTCAGTTCAGCGATATGGTTCATTAGTTATTACTCTCAATATCAATGAATGACTCTACAGTTTCCATCTCTTCTTCAGAAACAGGATTCTGTCTAGACTCCACCTTTTCTTCCCACTCCTTACAGATGTAGTCGTTGAAGTTTTTTATCCAATCAACAAAGTCTCCAAATAACTTTTGATCCTCATCTGTTACATCAAAAGATTCTGAGAAATCTACCTCTGCAAGGGGAGTGTAGAAGTAACTTCCATTAGGTAACTGATTTGCTTTAGTTCCATTTAAATGAATCATATGCTGAATAGGCAACCTAGATTTCTTAACATACTCATTGAACTGATCTCCAATAGTTTTAAAAGCATCTTTGTTATCTATTTCCCAAATAAATGGTAAATCAGAAAGCTCTGCAGGTTGTCCTTTTTCATCTACAGGATTATCTAAAGTCACTACACCAAATACAACACGAACACGTTTTATTTGTCTTATCAAATCCTGCATATCAGGTGCAAGAGACTTAAAGTCCTCTATGTAACCTGATGGTTTGCCACAATTAAATCTGCCTGTATTATCTTTCAAATCACTGTTAAGATTATCAGACATGATTGTTCTGTGGAACATACCTTTAGGTTCGCCAGCTTTTGCATTTAGATTTGCAATATATCTTCTTAGCATAAATCTTTGCATAAAAGGGCGAATGCTTATACTCTTTGCATAAAAATACTTAGAGCTATTTTCTTCTACCAACTCTAGTCTGTATGCTCCACCTTCTATAACCTCAACATTAGCAGTTTTACCATTGACTTCTGCTTGACCCATAATTGGTGAATGCCATATTCTTAGTCTATTTAAGTTTCCAGACTTCTTTGGCTTTGCAGTAACTTCCCCAGCTATTCCCATAGCTTTAGCTAAGTCTGCATAGCTATCTTTACTTATATTAATTAATTCATTCATAAATTTCTCCTTTCAATAAGTGCTTAGTTATATCACGCAACATCTTTAGTGTCAAGCCAGTTATAACCTATTTTTGCCTCTAATAGTAATGGTACATTAAACTCTATTTTAAACTCTTTTTCTATTAAAGATATCATATTATCATTTGTTATTTTTATAACTTCTAGTATCTCCTTTTCTTCATTTGGGTGTACATCTACAACTATAGAATCATGCACACTATTCACTACACAAGATTGATAAGGCTCTAGTTTTTTCTCTATGTACATAAGAACTAAAGGAACAATATCAGCAGTAGCAAATGATTGTACAGGATAATTCTTTATCTGTGTAAAGTTAGTTATCTTGCCTGACATTAATCTGTGAACATCTGGGAATGCAAACTGTCTACCTGAAGGTGTAGTTATCTTTCCTGTAGCTAGAGCTTCTTTAGCCAATCGGGTGTGCCATGACTTGATTCCTTTGTACTTTTCTGTGAAGTGCTCATAGTAGGCGGCTTCAGCTTTACTTCTCCCAAACCCAGTCGCACCATATAACGGTGCAAACGTGTGTGCTTTAGCCTCTTGCCTAGTTGTCGGCTGACCAGCATTACTGATAACTTTAGACGTATATGCATGTACATCAAATCCAGTTGATACTTCGTCAATTGCCACTTTATCTTGAGATAAAAATGCCGCAGCCCTAAATTCCAATTGTGCAAAATCTGCCTCCAATATCTTTCCCCCATCCCAACGTGATACAAATACCTTCTTTACAGGAAACGTGCCACCTCTAGGCATATTCTGCATGTTAGGATCTGCACCACTAAATCTGCCTGTTGAAGTTCTATGTTGTAGTAATCTAACGAAGCTTACCATCAGGTTTGACATATGTTTTTATGCCTTGCACAAAGGATGATAGGTAGGTATCCAATGCAGACAATCTCTGTAGATCAGATAAAAAGTTAAGTGCCTCTGTCATATTTAATTTCTTAGCAGTATCTTGTAATACATCAAGAAACTTTTTATTGACACTAAAACCATTAGCACTTACCCACTTTGCTGATGGAGCAGAGAACTTTAATCCAGCTATTTTCGTGCTATTATTAAGAGTGTAGCCGCTACCAAGACAAGTATTACATTTGGGTTGCTTAACATAAAGTTTTCCATCTTTTCTTACCTTTCTTTGAGTTCCTAATCCAAAACAATCTTGACACTTTACTGCAATAGTTTTGTACAAAACATCAGATGTCTGTTTAACTGTTTCTTTGTAATCTAGTGTCTTCATGTATGAATCAAAGTTATGTGTCCAAGTAGTTTTATCTTTAGGCTTTCTGCTATAGATAACCCAAGACATTTGCTCTGGACTATTTAGATTAATAGGTGTATCACCCATTAACTGCTTAACTTGCAAGTTTAGACGTTTTTCTATTTCTAGCTTTTCTCTTTCAAACTCTACTCTTACCTCCTCTAATTTAGTTAGATCTACTGCAAAACCTTTTTGATATATTTTAGCTAATGTCAAAGCAACTTTGTTAGTCAATACTACTGTATCCATTAACTTAGCATACTCAACTGTATTTAACTTTTTATATATCTCATCTGATAATTGTTGTGTTGCATGTAAATCTGCTGACAAGTATTCTGATAACTCTTCTCTTGGTATATCTGCAACAGAATATCCTTTACTAAAATATTCTTTTAGCGTGTCTTGTTTTTGTGTGGCTAACTCATATCTCTCTGCACATGCCTCAAGAGACAAAGCTTTCTTTACACCACATTGTAATACATATTCTCCTAGCATAGTATCAAACACTGGACCATCATATTTAAAACCACATTCCCATATCCACATTAGATCGTGTACTATGTTATGTCCTATGAGTATAGTTGCTTGGTCTAAGAGTTCTTGCACTCCATCAAAATTGTCTCTAAATAAATATTGCTTTCCTGTATCTGTCAAACAACCAATCATTACTAATTCATTTTCAGTTTCAAAAGGGTCTAGGTGTAACTTACCATCTCTAGTAGTAACGGTATTTTCTACGTCAAGTGTTAATTTCATCCATTTTCTCCTTATGTTTTTCTAAGTATATAACTGCTCTTTTTACTTTTGTCAAGTCATCCTTAAAACCACCTAGTCCTGTATTACAATGATGACATATCCAACCCCTAAATGTTTCAGTGTGGTGACAGTGATCTAACACCCACTTAGATAATTTAACTTGTCCGTATTGACTTATTTCTTTTATATCACGTTCACAGATAGGACAACAATAATCTTCACTTGGATATGGATTTTCCTTACGTAACTTTTTTAAAGTTGCAAAGTGTCCTTTCATACAAGACTGACAAGTTCTTTTTACTTCCCCAGAGAACACAACATAAAAATTAGTTACAGGTTGCTCAACCTTACACTTTATACACACATAGCTTTCTTGTGGTGTATTCTTAGGCTTAACATAACCAAATAAATCAGGGTACTCATTCATGCCTCGTACCTTCCAACTTGGTAATTAAGCTGACAAGTGATTACCCCATGCCAACCAGACAATTTATTCTTAACAATATTTAAGTGTCTCTGCAAATCCTCTTCATCCCCATCTTCTTGCTTTGGTGGATTCTTAGCTATCAATATCATCAAGTCTGCCTCTGCGGCTTTACCAGTTCGTGATCCTTCCATCATAGATTGATTGAGTAATATCTTACCCTCTGCATCAGCAGATAACTGAGACATATAAAAGATAGCACATTCATGTTGCTTTGCAATCATACGAGCATGAACTGCGTTAGCTTTTAATGCCTCATCTGTCCTTGCAAAACCACCAGTCCTAGCAAACTTATCGCCCATATCCAATAGAACGACATCAGGTTTGTATGACTTGCATACACTCTCTACCCAAGACATGTCACGACCAGTCGCATCTTTTATCTTTATCTTGTCTTTGACAGGTGCATACAACTCTCTAGCTCTACTAGGATTCTCCTTTATCTGTTTCATAGTCATACCTGTAGATGCAGTTAAGTATCTAGCACCAACCCTATGACTACCCTCTTCATTACACAAGACAATGCAGTTAGCACCTTGATGTGCAAAACCTCCGGGAGATGCAATCATACTTGCATGAAAAGATGTTTTACCTGTATTTGGTCTAGCACCTACCTCAATCAAGTGTCCAGCATTTATACCCTCAAGTTGTCTTGTCAATGCAGGTATATTGAAATTCCAACGAGCCTCAAGATCATTCTTAGCTAATAGTGATTCAATATCCAAGTCATCCCACTCCACATTTAAATCAGGTGTAAAGTCATCATTATATTGCTCCAACAATATACGCAGAGGCTCTAGGCTTGTCTTAGTACCATTGACATAATCAAATCCTAGATTAGCTATATCCTCTCCAACAACTTGTTGAAACAACTTAGACAACACCTCTTGTGCAACATCAGCACCTAAAGGTTTTTCATTCTTTATAGATTTGAATAGAGCTAAGTATGCTTGTTTCTGTGCAGTAGACATAGACGGATTGCTTGATATAAATAAAGCCTCAATCTCATCTGGTGTAACTGTACGTTCATACCTATCCATAGCCAAGTCTATTGCTTGTTTTATTTTTCTAGCATCTTTGCTAAACAATCTATCTGGACATCTAGCTCCACGATGCTCTTTGTAGAACTCTCTATCCATTAGACTTCTTAATAGTGAATTTTCCATATATTACTCCTTTGGGGTTAAATTATATAAGTTGTAAATATCTTCCTCATTTCTATACTTCAAATCATCTTGAAGTCTGAGGACACGTATGTTGGGAACGTATCCACGTAACTCCTTTGCAAACTGAAGTATCTTTGGCAATGCATCAGGATCTAACGCAATGATAGTAGTTGAAAACTGTGACAAGAAAATCTTATGTTCTTCTGATAATGAAGTTCCAAGTATAGCCACCCCAACATATATATTGCTATCTAGGACACAAGCACTTACACAATCTTCAACTACAACTGCGACCTTACCATAACCATGAAAGTATGGCAAGGGATTATTCCCATATCTTTTCCATTTAGGTAGACGTTTGCCTAAAGCTCTACCAGTTGCATCAACTAACTTACCCTTATGTTCTATGGGAAACACCACTCTGTCATCCTTCACGTCATAGTGTAAGTTTAATTTGTCTGCATCTAGTTGCCATCTGTCACAGAAAGACATGAGACCATTCCTATTGTTATGAGGAACTACGTATTCAGGCATTTGAAATGCATCAGTTGTAGCCAATTCTTTTTTTGTGCTTACAGACTTAATGTCATCTACAGATAATCTGATACGTGTACTCCCACTTAAACTACAGGAAATCTTATAACAATTCCACACTAATGAACCCATATTATTTGTAGCAGTAAATGTCTTGTATGATTTACACACAGGACAATTCAATCTACGTGTCTCATCAATAGGAATGTTTAAATCTTTTACAAATTCTAATATATTATACATTATATATGTTCCTTATATATATTAGTGTTTCGGACAATGCAATGTCTTGTAACACGAGATTAAAATTGTGTCAAACTTTTTCTTGTACTTAATGCTAAATTAGCAGAAGCAAAGGTATTTTTCATGTAAGGCTTAACACTTTGTGGGTTGGTATGACCCGTGACAGACATAATATTTCCCATTGAAACACCAGCCTCAACCATTTCAGTTGTACCTGTCCTTCTTAGATCTGCCAATCTAAGCTCCTTAGAGAGTCCTGCAGAGTCCATAATCTTTCTAGCCTCTACTGGTAGCTTAGTGATTGTATAAGGCTCATGTATGCCTCTCCTAGGGCGAGGGCGAGGTGCTACATATTCTTGGAAACCAAAGTCTTCTTTCTGTTGTTTTAACATCTGACACAACCCATCAGCTATTGGTAAAAATACCTCTGCTCGTCTCTTTGATTGTTCTATGTGCATCCTTTTTTCCTCTAGATCTAGGTTGCTCCACTTTATGACACGCATATCACCTAATCTCTGACACCACTCATATGCCATCTGTACAATCAATCCTAAACTTCTAGTGTAAAAATCAGAATATGCTACATCTAAATATGCTTTCACATCTTCTCGTGTCCACACAACCTTTCTAGCTACAGGTGTTCGTCTTTTTATACTAGAGAATGGGTTGACTGTGCAATGCTCCATGTGTATGCCATAATTATATACCACTCTTGCCACAGACATGACATGATTAGCAAGGTGTATACCTCTCTCACACCAATCTTCATATGCAAGTTTAGCCATCTTTGTAGTGATATCAGAAAAGTTGATATTGCTTAATTTTTGTGCATCATCAATTTTTGTATCCAAAAGAACCCCAAGAAAATATTGATATTGTTCTTTAGTTTTATCTCGTAAGCTCTTGAAATCAAAAGATAAATAATACTCATCAACTAAACTTGACAGTTTTTTATTTTTTAAATTCATATGCTCCACCCCATCTTGTATAGTGTCCATGCTCACACACAACTTTAGCACCTACTATATTAGCAAGTTGATGCTCCATTCCATCTAGCTTACATATCATATCATAATCTATTGGACATTTTCATCCGTGTTTGCATTAATGCTGCGTAAATCTTCAAGCATATCTAGTATCTGCTTTGCTTGATGCTTAGTTAAGTTGAGTATCTTATGTACTTCTATTGTTTTCTTTTTAGTCATGTTACACCTCCAATGCTATGTAAATACATAGTGCTATTATTAATAATTTACCATAGTCAAGGTCAAACTTTGTACCCTCACCATATTTTTTATTGAAATCTTTTTCAAAGAAATCTTGTATTCTATGCCACATCATTAATCTCCTTTTTTAGTTTTTGAATTAGTTTATCTTTTACTTCAGCAGAGTCAAACAATATTGCATATGTTTCACGTAAAGCATCATACTTCTTCTTCCAATGCTTAACTTGTTTAT